TAGACGAGAACAAAATTGTTCTTAGAGTGCTAGTTGGAAACAACAACTCAGCAGATGAAGGCGAAGCCTTTATGAATTCGCTAGGTGGAACTTGGGTAAAGACAAGTTACAACGCGGCGACTAATGGGTTCCGTAAGAATTATGCGGGAGTTGGGTATCAATACGATGAAACCCGCGATGCTTTTATTCCACCTAAGCCGTATCCATCTTGGGTATTGAATGAAGATACTTGTTTATGGGAAGCCCCAGTTGCTTATCCAACAGACGGTATCATGTATGCGTGGGATGAAGAAACTACCGATTGGAAGGCTATCGTAAATGACTGATACACCAAAGAAACTAATTATTGATGTTGAAAAAGGAACACAGGAATATGTTGATTTAACTCCTGCTGAAATTGCTCAACGCGACCAAGACCAAGCGGCGGCTGAAGAAGCCCGAGCAGAGCGCGAAGCGGCAGAAGCGGCTAAAGCGGCTCTCAAGGAATCAGCAAAGGCAAAACTCGTTGCTGGCGAACCATTAACAGCAGAAGAAGCCGCAGTTCTAGTTATTTAATTTAACCGTAGTAGGGAAGGCAAGAAATGGCACCGCACTTAGGACTCCAACGGATAATGATTCCGTCAGCCCAAGTCAGTTCGCTGACCACGGGTGCTATTACCCTGCCTTCTGCTAAAAGTGCATTTGTAGGCGCTCCTGCAACAGTTGAATTATTAGTAGTTGGCGGCGGCGGTGCTGGTGGAGATGGTTATAGTTCTCACGGCGGAGGCGGCGGAGGCGGAGGCGGTTATAGAACTTCTGCTAGTTTTGCTGTTACTCCAAGCACTCTTTACACGGTAACTGTTGGCGCTGGTAGTGGCGGTGGTAACGGTAGTGCTTCATCATTTGAAAGTTTTAGTGCGGCTGGCGGTGGTTTAGGAGCAAACGGTTCTACACCTTTTGGTAGCGCAGGCTCTAGTGGAGGTTCAGGCGGTGGCGGAATTTCAGGCAACCCTGCTGGTGCTGGTGGCACAGGTAATACTCCTTCAGTAAGTCCATCGCAAGGTAATAATGGTGGTGCTGGATACAACGGTTCTAATACTGCCGCCGCAGGTGGCGGCGGCGGTGCTTCGGCGGCGGGTTCAACAGCCTCTCAATTTAATGGTGGTGATGGTGGTCAAGGAACAAGTAATTCTATAAGTGGAACTGCTGTGGTTTATGGCTCAGGCGGTGGTGGAGGTTCTCAAACTAATTCTTATTCAGGCGGTAGCGGAGGAACAAACGCTGGCAGAGGCGGCGGTAGTGCTGGTATTGCTGGCAATGGTGTTGCTAATACAGGCGGCGGTGCTGGTGGAGAATACGGAAACAGAAATAATGTAACTGCAACTAGCGGTTCAGGAATTGTTGTTTTACGCTATTCAGATGTTTACAGCGCGGCTTCAGCAACAACAGGTAGCCCAACAATTACAACATCAGGTGGATACAGAATTTATCAATGGACAGGAAGCGGGAGCATAACTTTCTAATGGCGCACTTTGCAGAACTAGATGAAAATAACATTGTTAAACGAGTTATTGTTGTTCATAATAACGAACTTATTGATGAAAATGGTCAAGAGTCCGAAGCCAAAGGTGTTGCTTTTTGTAAAAACCTATATGGTTCCAACACAAATTGGGTTCAAACCTCATATAGTGGGTCGTTTCGCCGTTTTTTTGCTGGCACGGGTTTTACCTATAATCAAACAGAAAACATATTTATTTACCCTCAGCCTTATTTATCTTGGTTACTTGATAATAATTTTGATTGGCAACCGCCTACGCCTAAGCCAATCGAAGGTATATGGTATTGGGATGAACCAACACTCGCTTGGATTGAATTTGATGCCTAAACAAGAAAATAAAGAAACTAAAGTTTTCACTTATGAGGTAAAAATGATTGTTTCTGTATTTGACATAGACGATAAATCTGCACAAGGTAAACTTGATAAAGATGGCGGTTATGTATCTAAAAGAGAAATAACTCTTTTAGACGCTCAACCGATAATTAGTTAGGAGTAAGTCATGGCTGGCACAACTACCAAGGGATTACGCTATCCAACAGCGGGGGATAACCCTGCCGTTCATACCGATATTCTTAATCTTGCTACCGATGTTGATAATGAGTTAGATAATTATATTCTTGCCGCTTCCCCATCTTTTACTGCGAATGTAAGCCTTGGCGCTGGCAATACCCTTATTTTTGAAGGCGCAACAAACGATGGTTTTGAAACTACTCTTACAGTTGCCGACCCAACTGCCGATAGAACTGTAACAATTCCTAACGCAACTACAACACTTGTTGGAACTGATACAACTCAAGAACTTACAAACAAGACTCTGACTTCACCAACAATTAGCAATGCAACCTTTACTGGTCAGCAAACAGGACTTGAGTTGGCTTTCTCTCAAAGCATTGTTTTTGAAGGAACAACAGCGGATGCTTTTGAACTTACCCTTTCAGCAGGAGAACCAACAGCAGACCGCACAATCACACTTCCAAACACTACGGATACTTTGGCAACTCTTACCAATGTAAATACAGCCATTGACGAAGCCAAGATGAACCTTATGATGCTAGGTGGAATGTAATGACATTTACCTACTCAGGAGACCCAAGCACATCGACTCGTAACTATGTGCGTTTCCTTATCCATGATACAGATTCAACAGATGCGCTTTTTAGTGATGAAGAGTTGAACTATGTAATTACTGAGTGGGGCAACGATGCCTATAAAGCGGCGCGTGAATGTGCTGAAATTCTTATTGCTCGATTTAGCCGTCTAGCCGATAGCAGTTCAAAGAGCGTCGGAGACATCTCTGTTTCAGAATCTTTTACATCAAAGATTACTCATTACAAAGAGTTGGCTAATAGCCTTCTTTCCCGTGAAATGCGTAAGTCTCCTCCACGACCATTTGCAAACGCTCAGTCCCTAAAGTCTACAAACGACAGAATTGTGGATGATTACAACACAGACGCTTATACTGGAATTCATGATAACCCTAACAATGTCTACGACCATCGTATAGTTGAATAGGGGTAGCCAATGGATGCTATCTATGCCAAAGTAGCGGAGTTCATGACGGACTCTGTTGTTTTCACCGCAAAGGCTTCTGTTGATAAATACAATAAACCTACTTTTGCTAATTCAAATACGACTGTTACAGGTCGTTTAATTTATGACACAGTAAAATCTAAAGATGTTCAAGGCGTTGAAGTTGTTGATATTGGACGATTCATCACCTATGGTCCCGCGACATCAATCACGGTTGGTCATAGAATGGTCGTCGGGGCGGACACCTTTACGATAAATGGCGTAGACAACATCGCAGACGAAAACGGGGCGCATCACACCGTCATCAGATTTGGGCGTTAGCCCATGGCAAAGTCGTCTTTTACACTCGACTTATTCGGCGATAAAGAGTTAGTTAATGCTCTTAAGGCTGGAGAAGAAGATACTCCTCAAGCCATAGCCCAAGCAATATGGGAAGAAGCCAATGTTATCTTTGCTAAATCTCAAGTTCTTGTTCCAGTAGATACTGGAGTTCTTCGCGGCTCAGGCGGAGTTTCTTCCCCACAAATGGGAACTGCTGGTTATTTTGTGGATGTTTTCTATGGTGGTCCAGCCGCTCCCTATGCTCTTTTTGTCCATGAAATTATTGGCAACTATCACAATCCACCGACACAGGCTAAATATCTTGAGCAACCAGTCATGGAAGCCATGTCTACAATCCAAGAAAACATTAAGAGTAGAATTATCGACATCATAAAGAAAGGTCACAGGGGCTAATGGCAACTATTCTTGAATCAGTAGGCGACTACCTACAAAACACTTCAAGCGCTTTTGGCGCTCATGCGACTCAAGGCACCCTTGGCTCAACCATCTTTCTTGGCACACTCCCTGAAACTCCTGATGCTTGCGTAGCAGTTTATGAAAACGCTGGCAGTTCCCCAACATTTACTATGGGCGCTGGCGGTATCAGAATTGACTATCCAATGCTTCAAGTTATCTGTCGAGCAGGTCGTGAAGATTATCCAACCGCTAGAGACAAAGCAGAAACTATCCGCGTGTTGCTCGCGTCGGTGCTTGAACAAACCGTCTCTGGGGTGCATATTATGAGGATTGAACCGATGGGTTCAGTAAACCTACTAGGAGTAGACCCAAAGTATCGCCCACTAATCTCGGTGAATTTCCGATGTCTAGTGCGAATGTAAACGAGGAGCCAACGGCTCCGCAAGAGAGAGTGGTAGACCCGTATGGGAGAAACGCAACAACCGATGAGTTCCAGCGATGCTGGAAATGCGACAGGCTCCTCTTCGAAAGCGCAACGCGCCCGTGGAGTATCCGATGCCCCCGTTGTAAATCCAAAAATAAATCAGGATGAGTTCGCTTCCGCTTTAGATAATTTAGTTGGTGTTTGGAAAATACAAGAAGGTTGTTCGGTTGGAAAAATTACAAGAGAATTACCTGAACCTATACAAACTAAATTCAAAGAAACACTACGAAACGAAAAAGTTAATTCTGCTCGCTTAGTAGAAGTTTTAGCAACATTCGGTATTACGGTAGGCTCTGATGTTATGCGTAGACATCGTAGAAGGTTACTTGGCAAAGATGGATGTAAGTGTCCAAATGAGTCTTGATGATGCTTTAGATAATCTGCTTAAAACTAGCGAGATGAATTCAGTTCAAAAAACTGAACCTCGTCAAAGACAAGCAGAGTGGTTGCCTGGGGTTAATTGGCAAGGTGACGAAGGAACAGTTACTACTCAACCAATGGAGGGCGATAACGCGCCCGATTGGTCAGGAGTTCTTCGCATGTGGGGATTAGACCCCGAACACTTTCAAGTTGTAGAACCAGTTCTTTTCAATGTGTGGGGCGATACTTTAGGAGTTCTAAACCGCCAATGGAAGGGCAAAGTAGTTCGAAAGGGCAAACAAGAAGTTGCCGATATTGAAGCCTTAATCCAAGAGATTAAAAAACACAAACCCCGCGAGCGCAAAGAAATGACAGGCGGAGCAAGCCTAGTTGTATGTGCCTCGGACTGGCAGGTAGGTAAAAGAGATGGCGACGGGTTAAAAGGTTTAGTTGGTAGATGGCTTCAGGCTATTGACGATGTTGAGTTCAGAATTAAAGAGTTAAAGAAAATAGGTCGCCCGATTGATTCAATTACAGTTCTTTGCCTAGGCGATTTAGTTGAAGGATGCGATGGTCACTACGACATCCAAACCTTTACAGTTGAAGTTGATAGAAGAGACCAAGTAAAGATTGCTCGTCGTCTGCTAAGAGATGCTCTTATCCGTTGGTCAAAGGTTGTCCCAAATATCACAGTTGCGGCTATTGGTGGAAACCACGGCGAAAACCGTAAGAATGGAAAAGCCTTTACGACTCTTAATGATAATGACGATGTAGCCCTAGTTGAGTCCGTTGCTGAAATCTTTCAAGCCAACCCTGAAGCCTACGGTCATGTTCGTTTTGCTATCCCAACAGATGAGTTGAGTCTGACAGTTGAAGTCAATGGAAAGATTATTGGAATTACTCATGGACACCTCGCCCGTAGCGCAGGAAGTCCTGAAGCAAAACTTCGCAGGTGGATTGCTGACCAAACTCTCGGGCGGCAGTCCATCGGCGATTGTGACATTTTGGTATCAGGTCATTATCATTCGTTTCGTCTAGCAGATTGGGGAGGAGTCAAATGGCTACAAGCACCAGCCCTCGACGGGGGAAGCGTGTGGTGGAGACAATCCAAGGGGGAGGTTGCGGCTGTGGGAGTTTTGACATTCCTAGTGACCAGCGAGGGAGTCTCGGACATCCAAGTATTATGAACGACCCAAGAGATATAGCCGCATACGCCGCGGAATTGGTCTCAGGAGACCGACAGGAAGCCTACGGACATCCGCTTGATAACTTTACCCGTGCCTCAAAGATATGGGCTGTAATCCTCGGCTGTGAGGTTTCTGCCGAGCAAGTTGCCCTTTGTATGGTCGGAATGAAGGTAGCCCGTGAGGTCAATCAATCTAAGCCCGATACAGTCGTAGATGGAATTGGTTACTTCCTAACCCTCAACATGATTCAAGAAGAGCGCTTACGCAGAGATGCTTGAGTGCGATTTTTGCGGCAAAGAGTATGAGCCTATTTCTACCCGCTGGTTATGCCCTCATTGCCACATGAAATCTAATTGCTGTGAAGGCGCACCCTTGAATAACTAACTAAGGTTTGATATACTTGCCTTGTCAGAAAGGGGAGTAACAATGGCTAAAGTAACTTGTAAAAGATGCGGGCAAGAAGGTTTATCTTGGAGACAGTCCAAAAAGGGAAACTGGTATTTGTCAGACCCTCAGACAATCTCAACCAAAACATACGGCAGTTACATCACAATCCCGTTTGCTCACAAATGCCAAGAGTCAGAAATTGGTTCTGAGCGGAACGAAAGTTTCTTATTTGATTTACAATCAAGAAGCGGTGCATAAATAATTTAGCATTTCGCTACCTGATACACTAAACCTACTGTGCGCTTAGTCGCCCGAGTTTTTCGTCTCTTCCGTGTCCGAGTGACCTGACGGTTACTTGGGCTATCCATGTGCCGTATCGGAGGAGGTTTGAATGGCTCGTTATAGAGTCTTGCAGGGTATTGATTACCCACCGAATAAACGCGCCGAGGCTGGCGAAATTGCTACTGATTTACCAGCGCAATCGGTTAAGTGGCTTTTAGATTCAGGCATTATTGAAGATGCTGATAAGCCAAGTAAAAAAATCGAAGAGCCTGTTATAGAAGAAATTAAAGCCGAACCAGTTGCAGAGGTCGTAGAAGAACCTGCTGTTGCAGATGGTTTTGACCCTAACGCAACCGATGGTGACGGCGATGGTTTTCTTCAAGACGGCACCCCACATCAACGCCCAGTTGAGGAGAACTAATGCCTACATTCCGCCACGGTAAAAATGTCAATATCTTTATCGATGAATATGACTTTTCAACCTATTTCAATGATGTCAGCGCTTCAACTAGCGTAGACACAGCCGAGACAAGTGCCTTCGGCACAAATGCAAAATCTTATGTAGTCGGTCACCGCGATGGAACAGTCTCGCTATCAGGGATGTTCGAATCAACAGTTTCAGTTGGAACTGACCAATTCTTTGCAACCGCTCTTGGTTCAGCCACAAAAATTAAACTTATTGTTGCTCCTGAAGGTCATTCAAATGGCGCTGGAGCAATCGTGCTACAAGCAGACGATTCATCTTACGAGGTCTCAAGTGCCATCGCAGATATTGTCCAAGCAAGCGCAGAATTCCAATCAACAGATGCAGTAGAACACGGAAGAATTCTTTCTTCAGGCTCGGCTGTAACTGCTACTGGAAATGGAACAGGCGTAGACAACGGAGCCTCAACCGCTAATGGCGGAGCGGGATTCTTGTCAGTTCCAGTAAATACACGCAACGGAAACATCACAGTAAAAATCCAGCACTCAGCAGATAACTCAACTTTTGCTGACTTGGTTACTTTTACCGTGGTAACTAGCACAACTAAAACTTCAGAAAGAGTTGAAGTTGCTAGTGGCACAACAGTAAACAGATACTTGCGCGTGAACTACACGGTTGCAGGTTCAACAGGCTCGGCTACCCCTGTGGTGGCTTTTACTAGGAGGTAAAAAACAATGCCTACATTTCGTCATGGTAAATCCACCGTATTCAAGGTAGACAATTCAGGTGGCTCGCTTACCGATATTAGCAATACCCTTACAGATGTTTCATTCCCACAATCAGTAGACACAGCCGAGACCAGCACTTTTGGTTCATCAGCAAAGTCTTATGTGGTCGGATTATCAGACTCAACATTGAGCGTTTCTGGAAATTTTGATGCAACAGTTGATGCTCACTTGGCTGGAGTTCTAGGTCAGTCTGCTTCACTTTCATTCGAATATGGTCCTGAAGGTTCAACAGCAGGATATGTCAAATACACAGGAGAGGCAATCCTCACTTCTTACGAGAAGAGTGGTGCTATCGGAGATGTAGTGACATACTCAGCAGAGTTCCAAGTGACAGGCGCTATCACTCGAGGCACCTACTCATAATAGGAATTGATTCAAAAAAACTAAATAATTTATCGTGACCAACCTAGTGTCCCAAGGAGAAAAGAAATGACAGATTTACGCGGAAAGATATTTTCGGCTGACGATATTACG